TCGCCATTTTTTCCATACAAAACCGCAACATAACCAGTCGGGCTTGTATCATCTTTTTCATATGATGGCGTCGTGCCATATTCTTTTTTGTCTGGTGCGCGGAAAAGTTCCCGACCTTGTGCATCAAAAAATACATCGCCAGCAGATGCTTTAATTGGAGTTTTAGGACCAATCTGTGCCAACAGTTGCGCCATTGCCATTTGTTGCGTTTCTGGCGTTTTAAATTGTCCAATCATTTCAGGATCAATTTGTCCAGCTCTGCGCGATGCAACAGCAGGCATTGCAGGCGCGGCCGATACGCCTGGCATGGGGTTGCCTTCGTCATCGGTCGGTATCATTGGCGGTTCAGCAAATCTTTCTGGAACAGCCGCAGAACCAGCAACAGCAGGCGCGGATAGCATTTTTGCAAGATTGGTAAAATCAGCAGATTGATCTGCACGATACCTTTCTCCCAGCGCTTTCTGTTCCTCAAGCCCCTGTTTCTGCAAATAAACCCCACCCATCGCTTGCAGGATCTTCGCAAGCCCTGCGGTCGCTGGCGTGCGTGCCTCTATGCCCTTATAGCTATAACGTTCTGTAGGCTGTATGGATTGCGCTTGTAGCAGCTCGGCCATCTTTTGTTGCTGGGCAAGTTTTGCCAAATCAGCCTGGTATGGGCTGGGCAGATTGAAATTAACTAATTCGTTAGCCATTTTTCGCCCTTAGTAATTTGACGGCGTAAAGTTTTGGGAATTTGGATCGTATGACGCAGACCGATCAACAACGGGGGCGACGGGTTGCGTTCCGGCTTTCTTCTGCATCATCTTCATCATCATGTCATTCATGCCGCCGCCGCCCGCAGGCGTACCCAACGGCCCGCGATACTTCTGATAAGGTTGCGTCGGATCTTGCAGCAGCGCAGCGAGCTGCATACGCTTGTCGTCGGGATTGAAATTGTAGGAAGAATTCATTTAATTAATCATCCCATAATTGACCATCTTATAGCCACTTGGATGCAACGCTACGGCCTCGGGCATTACGGCCTCAACTTCATCAGCCATCACGCCGCGCTCTCTGTTGCCAAATATGTCGTATTCGTAAACGCCAACCCCAAACGGATGCGTGCCGATGCGGATAACATTAGACTTTAAGCGCGGATCTGAAAACATCATGGCGCCAGTTGCCGCAGTGCCTGCCAATCCATAAAGCCCGGCATTCTGCGCGTTGACGTTTGAGGATTGAATACCATACTGGTCCATCGCAGACTGTCCTGCTGCCTGCGCCCCTGCAAATATTGGTGCCGGCGCCACATTTGAGCCTTGATAGCCTTGAAACTGCGGCATTTGGATTTGCGAGCCACTCATTAAGCCGGAAATCTCGTTTAACGGTTGATTCCGCAGCGCAAGCTGCTGCGCCAAACTTTGCTGCTGGGCTGTATTGCCAAATTGTGCGCCCTGCAAAAGCTGATTGTATTGCTGATTCTGCGCGGCCAATGCGGCTTGCTGTTGCTGCAATGCGGCCTGTTGATTCTGACTGACAGCCTGATTGCCAAGCTGCTGCTGCGTGACCTGCTGGCCAAACCCTTGCTGCTGGGCAGCAAGTGCCGCTTGCTGTTGTGCTAGTGCAGCTTGCTGATTCTGGCCTACGGCCTGATTCTGCAATCCCTGCACGCCCATATACTGATTGTAAAGTTGTTGTGCAGCTGCGTTTTGCGCTTGCTGGGCAGACAAACCTTGTGCAAAATTTTGCCCAACAGCCGCATTTTGCGCTTGCTGTGCGGCCTGCCCTTGACCAAAATTCTGCGCCACGGCTTGATTACCAAATTGACCAGCCTGCAACGCCTGGCCAAACCCTTGAGCGTTTGCCGCCGTGTCCAGGCCAATGCCTTGCAACGCCGCTTGCGAGAGCAAATCGTTCTTTTGCTGGTTTTGAGAAATCATGGCGTTTTCGTATGCTTCGCCACCCGGCACCAGACCTTGATTAATCAACCTTTGACGCGTTGCTGCATCCGACCTTTCAAGTTGCGGCGCCAAACGATTCATAATCGCTTGCTGGCCGGTCATGCCCGCATTAACAGGCATTGCCGCCACGTTGCTGGTATTCAAACCGCCTTGTGCGTAACCATATTGACCGGCACCCGGACCACCCCGCGCCATGCCATATTGACCGGCTCGCGGTCCATAGTTCACGCCCTGCGCGTTTACATTTGCGCCCGCTTGACCGTATTGGCCAAGATCGGGCGCTTGCGAGATCTGACCCGCGTTAATGTTGCTGCCCGCTTGGCCGTATTGGCTTAAATCGGGCGCTTGCGAGATTTGGCCAGCATTGCCAACCCCTGTTTGAATACCGGGCAGGTTTGGATTAAACGCGTTCCCCAGCACGCTTTGTGCTGTTCCTATACCCTGCTCACCCAAACCCGCCAAAGCCCGCTGTACGCGCTGCTGTGCGTCTAGGGTAGCCTGTGCTTCTGGCGTCAGCTTTTGAGTAATGGTTGCCTGATCGGCATTTGTGTTTGTTGTGAATTGTTCACGGGTTGGAGCTGCGCCAGCAACGCCCGAATTTGCCCAATCGGTCATAGCTTTGGCGTAAGCGTTTTGATCAGGACCGTAAGTTGTGCCGCTGTCGTCGCTACCGGTCGCCATCTGAAATTGATCTGGCGTTGGTTGTGCGCCTCGTTGAGGCTGACTTGAATAGCTTGCAACCGCTTTATCGTAACCGGCTTGATCAAACGTCGGCGTGCCCCAAGTAACGGTTTGACTGCCGAGCGGCCCGACAACGTTCGGATTATTCATTCGGCCTTGCGCTTTGGCAGTTTCCAAATTGGCCGCGCCTTGCGCTGTCGCGGCCCCTGCGTAATCGGGTGGCGGCGGTGCTGATGGTGACGATTTACCCATGATTTATCCTTTTGCTGTAGCGTTCATTTAAAAACCGGCAGTCATCACGGCGCAGCGTGTAAAACACAATGTCGCCCGCTGGGCGCCCTTCTTTGATCCTGCCTTCTTCTGTAAATCCCATATTTGTCACCACTTTTGCGCTTTTTTCGTTGTCGCTGCCGACCGGCACAATGATTTTTTCCACTTGGCAGATGTTGTACGGATAATCAAATATTGCCGCCAAATAGGCCGGCGTCAGTTGCCCCTCAATGGCAAAATGGCACCAGATTGTTTGATGGTTCCAGTTCTCATAAATGACGCCTGCAATAATCTGATCATCTCGTTTTAACCCTAACGCAACCGATCGGCCCTCAAAAAAGCCACCGTCAACACGTTGTGCAACCCAGTGGCCGATTTCCGGCCCCGATGCTATACGCCTGCCCATCCGGCCTGAAATACCACGTCAGTCGATGCCCATTCAATTTGCAGCCCACTAGATGCGCTTTTAAATTGAATGGCAGCGCAATACCCTATTCCGGTCACGCCTTGCCAGTTGTTTGTAATCTGCAAACCAGATCCCCACAACGAGTTATCCCAAGTTCCAAGATCCCACAACCCGCCAGAATTAGCGGAAAAAGACAATGGTGCGGTATTGTCCTCAATGTCAAAATCTACGTTCATGCCAATTAATATTTGAGGCAATCCGTCGGTAAACAAACTCGGCCGCGCTCTGGTGAAATACTTTTTTACGCCGCGGCTGTCAAAGTAGTTAAATGCCTGCAAAACGTTGCTGGTTATGTTGCTGCTGTCGGGATCGGTATAAGTGTTTGACCAAGCCTTGTAAACCGTGTTCAAGCCACCGTAATACGGATCGTCGTTAAATATTTCCCAGCAATTAGCATCCCAATTTTGAAACTGGCACCAGCTTTTTGTGATGGTGTTCATCACATACTGTTCCTGCTGCCCCTCTGCAACAGGCACATTGATCCATACAGCGTTATTTTTGGCACTGTAGACCACTTGCCAGCCTACTGCCGCGTGATCGCCGCCATACAGCGTTGTGGCCTTTGTAATGGCCCCCTGAATCTTGTTTGACAGTGCAACGCGGGGATCAAGGCGCGAGGATTGCAACGATTGCGCCATCGGCATCAAACCGTCATACGTCAAAATTAACAGATCACCCGCCCATTTCAACATTGCTCTGTTGCCGATCGGGCTTCCCATACTCCAAACGCCAGCAAGCGCCCACGTGGCATCACTAGCCGGATCGGTGCCGCGGTAAACAATAATTTCACCGTTGGATGTCACAAATACAAGGTTATCGTCAACCCCATAGCCGGCGTCAATCGTCCACGTGTCCAGATCAACCAGGTGGCCGCCCTGTTTGGCAATGGCCGACAGATCGAGAACCTGTGCAGCGCCACCGATTGAGCTGGTCGGCAGATACCACGCCTTGAGCGTGTCTTTTTGAATAAACCACAAACGATTTTTAAACAGCGTCACGTTGGATAGCGTCGTGGTCGTCACGCCGGTAATGGCCGGCACAGATGCGCCGTCGATTGCGGTCCATGTGCTGCCGTTATACAGCCGCGGCTTGTCAACACCGTTACAGCAATACAAATAATTGCCGCCAGTGGTGGTGATGTTAATGTATTCCCAAATGGCGTTTGTGAGTCCGGTAACGCTAGTTGCGGTAGCCGCCCCCGCCGTTGTTACATCGTAAATTTTCAGATCCGGCGTGCCGACAATGGCAAACATTTTTTCAGTTGCGGCGCCGTTATAAACCATTAACGATTGAACCTGACCGCTCATCCCGGTGGCGTGCTCAACCGCACCGCCACGCAACACGCAATTGCTGACGGTCGGAAACATATTAACCAATTGCACCGCATCCAGCGGATCCATGTTTGCAATGGAATCTCTAGCATTCCAACCGCCAACGGGCGCCGGAATCGACGCCACGCGAGCAGCAGACCGCTGCACCATTTGATTAATTCGGGCCATAGCCCGAGTCCGGTATGTTGTCGTAACCGATCAACACGGTGCCGGGGCGCGGCGCAAAGCTCAGATTCGCACTTGACATATCCAACGCCATTGCGGCCTCTAGCTCCATCAAATAGTTCCGATACATTGCTGTGGTGTCGAAACCTTTGGCCTCAAAATATTTGAGTTTTGTTGACAGAACCATCAGGCGATCTGGATATATTGTGGTGTCGGTATCAACCGTAAAGCTAGTCTTGACGGTGCCGTCGGCCGCTTCTGCCCAGCCATTGCTGCGGTATTCTAGCCCGAGGCTTTCTGCGGTAGACATACCAGGCCAAATCTGGAAATACTTGCCCAACAGGCGCCAGCGAATGCGCGGTCCGGTGCTGATATAGCCTGAAAGCAACCATTCCCATTGCTGGGCGTCCTCAGGTCCGAGCATTTCCCAATGCTTGGATTTATCCCACATAGTACGAGGCACGAGAGCCTCGTAATCGCTGGGCAGATCGTAGCGGATCTTCTGGAAATAAGCAGTGGCATCAGTGCCACTGGCCGCGGCAAAGTCTTGATTTACCGTAACCTGCGTCGCGCTATCAACCGACACGATATACGTGTTCTGATTGATGCCAGTGCCCTGCACTTGATAAGTTGTATCCAAACCCGCAGTGCTGGGAATTCCGGTAATTGTTCGCGCTGCGGTCGTCCAAGTTCCGGTTGTGGTCAAATATTCAGTATAAAAACCATACTGCTTTGTCATCGCACGCCAGTTGTGCCGGCGCAGCAGCTCATAGCCGGTGGCGTTCATTAGCGCCAGAATTTGAATCACATCCTGGTTAGAGTTGCCGGCAACAAATGCAGGCGTTGAAACCCCTAATTCGTTTGTGACCTGCTGCACAAGCTGCAACATCGTGCTTGACATAATTCAACCTTTCTAAGCGGCCTCAACCTCTTTGCGCGGTCGCCCCGGCTTGCGGGTTTCCATCAGGGAGGCCATTTGTTCTTGCAATTGTTTGAGCTGGGCGCGAGTTTCTTCCAATTCGGTGTCGTTCTGTGTTTTGTTTTTGTTTGTCAGATACAACCGCGCTTTCTCGCGCAATCCTGACGCGCCCATGCCAATGCGCTGCAATTGCGCGTCGGTGGCAGTGGCGATTTGTTCGACAGTCTGGAATTTTAAGATTTGCAGCTCGGCCATCTGGTGAGAATTAAATTCTTCGGGCGTGTCTGTGTGCCATTGCGACAGCGGCGTGCCGATAGCCGAGGCGTCGGTGTTCTGCATCTTCCAGTAAAGGTATTGACGAGGAAAACGCTCTTTGTGATCCTCCCGCACAGGCTGATCAACGACATTGGTTTTGTCACCCGGCACAATGATCCGCACAAACTCTTTCGGATTTGCCTTAAATTCGCCGTCCTCGTTCAGGTAAAACTCAACGTGAAGGTGCGAATCTGCGTTTTGAATGTCGCTATCTAAAGCCATTTTAATTTCTCCTGTGGGGATTAAGTTTTGGTGCCGTTGATGCTGTACCACATGGCATTTGTCACCGCAAAAAGTATACTGGTGTGATCTTTGGGAATGGATGCCGATGTAGTTTGATTAACCGTTGTTGCGGCTTCGTACGGATAAACATTGATTGTGCTATTGCCGGAATTTGCAATGTAAATCGTTGCGCCCATTTGTGTGGGCGGCAGTTTTACACCAGTGCCAGCAGTTGCCGTATCAATCGAGTTGTAAATCTTTGTCAATTGCAACGCATCTGATCTGGTTGAACCGGTAGCCGTCAGCCCATCTACACCGTCGCCACAAATGGCAACGGTCATAAGCTGAGAGGCACCGGCTCCCAAAACCCGCGAGGGAATTGTCATTTTACGCCGTCAAAACCGATGCCCAAGTCGTCGCACTGGTAGCAAACAGGATGATGGTTTTAGCGGTTGCGACCGTCAGCGTTGAGGCGCCGGCATTAATCGTGGATCCTGATTTTGGATAAATGGTTACTGTCTGGCCGGAATCGTTACGAATGCCGATCATCGCGCCCACTTCGGTCGGCGGCAGAAGAACGCCAGTGCTGGCCGCGCTGGTGGTGATCGTGTTCCAAACCGCAGACAGTTGCAG